AGCGGCTTTGCCGCACTTCCTCTCTTCGGCATGTAGCTTTTTAATAAATCCATGAGTCGAGGTGCATCTGGTAAACCTTCGGCGAGCTGGTTGAGTCGTCTCCAAAAATGGGCTTCTGCCTTTGCCCTTTCGTTACCGGCCTCTCTTCCGATTTTCTGTTGGTCGATGCTTTTTGCCGATGATTCATCGAGGTGAGCTCGAGCATCGACTGCTTTTTTTTCTAGTGCTAGGGCCGAGCTGGCCCGCGCGGCCTCCGCGAATTCCTTTCCTACGTGAGGGATGTTTGGAGTTGGTGTTGATGCTCCGGCTCCGCCGGTGGCGGAGAGGATTGGATTCAGTCCGGCAAGTCTTAGGTCTTGCACTTCACGTTGGTGAGCGGTAGAGCTCATCCTGGCGGAGAATCTTTGTTGGTTTTTGCCGGTGAGATAGCCGCCGATGGCGGAAACGCCGGCACCGATGATTGGCGCAGCGGCAGCGAACCAAAAGAGGATCATCATGTTCGTAGCCTGTTAATCAGGTCAGCGACCAGGAGGGTCGTTTTGGTTTGTTTTTTCATCATGCGGATGAATTTCTCGAGCTCCTCGAGGTATTGATATATTCCGTTTCTGCTCGCGTCGCTTTTTTTTGCGATCCATTTGTCAAAGATCCGCTCGATGTAGCTAAAAGCCAGCTTTAGTACTAATCGTTTCCACATGTGGTCTCCTTAGAAGTGGTCGATTAAGCCTGGGACGCTGTAAACCGGCATGGGCCGGGCGCACTTGATGGTGAAGAACGAGTCGAAGATGAAGTGTGGTTCTGTTTGTACGGCGACTACCCTGTCGATTGGTGGAGTGTCTTTGATGAAGGTGTCGCCGAGAATTGGGAGCGATGAGAATTCTTGTGCAAGGTGCCAGGAGTCCAGGGGGATCGGATGTTCGCTTCTGAACTGGCCTGTGATGAGGCTGGGCTTGTACCTGTACTCTGCCCAGCGTTCCTGGTAGCCGAACACGTCGGTGTCTTGTGTGCCTCCTCCGGTTCCCACGTAGTAGATCTCGCCGTTGAGTACGGCTTGCTCGCCAAGGTTTGCGAACGCGGGCCAGTAGAAATCGTAGCGTGTGCTTCTGCTCCACATGCGGTGAAGTCCTTGTTGGTAGCTGAGGTCGGCCCGGGCGGAGACGAGGCCGATGATGTAGCCGTGTTCTGTGAACGATTTGTTGAAGCCGATTCCGCTGGCCTGGGCCGTTGCGAATCCGGAAAGTGTGCCGATATCTCTTTGGGTCCATCCAGCGGCGGTACTTTTTGGGATGGTTTGTGCCACTTCGCTGACGATGAGCGGAGTGGATCCTCCTCCGAGATATTCAGGGCGTTGCAGCCGGTAGTCTGGTGAGGTGACGCCGAAGTGTGATTTGACGAGTTCGACGTACCTGGTACCGCCGCGGGCGTCCCTCTCGAAGAGTTTTTGAATTTGGAATGCCTGGCGGAGAGTGTTGATTGTAGATGCTGTTGCGGTGGAGAGATCAACTTCGAGGCCTGTGTTTTCGCCCCAGAGTAGATCGGTTGTGGTTGCGGCTCCTGGGGTTGTTACCAGTCTGATGTCAGGACTAGAGCCGACTTCGTTGTATGGGAACGATTGTTCTTGTCCCGTGGCGCTTGTGTATTCTACGCCGATTTTGCTTGTTGCACTTTGTCGGACGACGAGTGCATTGTCTCCCAGGGGTAGTTCGACCCCAGGCCCCTTTGAGGGCCAGGGGAGACAGGATGTGAAGTAGTCGTGTCTCTTTCCTCTTTGCCTGAGTGGGAAGTCGTTCTTTCCGTCGGGTCCGTCGTCGTGTGTGAGGTCTGGAGGGGTTTGCAAGTTTTGGTCTCTGAACCATTCGCTCCAGATTAGGTTGTAGCAGCGTAACGGTAGAGCGTTGGCGGTTGTGCCGACTTTGTTTATTGGTATTCCCATGTAGTCGAAGACGGTGAGTGGGTCGCAGTCGGCGCCTCCGGTGTCCAAGATTGGAATGGTGTAGTCCGTGCTGTCGCCCGGGCTGGCCTGCTCTCCGCAGAATTTCTGCCAGTTGTCCCAGACCAGGCGGTTTGGTACGTAGAAGAAGAAGGCATCGAGATAGATGTTGTCCATGATTGGGAAGATCGGTGTGGCGAGCCGGGCCAGCATGGTGAGGTTGAGATTGAAGGTGTCGCCAGGGAGGACCTCATCGACGAAGATCGGGATGAGGTATCCGGCGTCGAAGGTAGTTTTGTACCCGTGGCTGCGGTTGAACTGTGACCTTGGGATGGTCGCTTTTGGTACTTGACTGAAGGCGTGTTCTGTTTGGCGGTTTCCGCGTCGTGATGCCATTTGAGCTCCATGTCCATTTTTTAGGACGTTTTCGGCAAGGTTTTTGTCTATTACTTCCAGTTACTTGTCGTAGTATCTTTGAGCTGGATGTCTCCTTTTTAGGACGTTTTCGGCCGGGCACTAATACTTACTTGTTCTTATTAGTGCCCATTGACCGGTTTTTTGTCAAGAGCGAGGGCCATCCCGAAGGGCCCCCCTCAGCCAGAGGCGGGGGGCCCGTAGGGTTGGACCGGCTTATGCCTCTGGAGGTGCCTCAGGGGCTGTCAGAGGGCTAGTCGTTTCTTGCTCTGGCCCGGGCGGCGGCTCCGGTTTTGGGATGAGGCCGAGTTCGATGGCCTCTTCCCTGTTGTTTTCGTCTCGGACGAAGTCGAGTAGTTGTGCTGGGTCGTTGGCGAATTTGTTCCTGACCAGGGCCGGCAGGTCGCCAAAGGCCTTTTTGGCTTCCAGGATGCGGTTTTTGCAGTCCTGGTAGTCGCCAATTTCGCTGATGTCTGCAAAGGCGGCGTGGCGCTGGTTGATGGCGTCCTGGTCGAGGACGCCGGTTTTTCTGTATCGCGCCATGATGTTGTTGATGTCGCATTCTCGTTTGAAGCTCTGTTTAGTGATGTGCTTGTCCTTCGAGCAGTCGATGACTGGTCGGGTTCTCATTTTTCGCCTCCGATTTTTTTCCACATGTCATTTTGCTCTTGTGTGTTGTCGCTGGCCCGGGCCACGAAGATTGGAGGTGTGTCTGTTGTGAATTTTGCTTGGTTGTCATCCCAGGTGCCGACCTGGTAGAGGCTGAAGTCTTCTGGATTTTGGGAGATGGTTGTTTGTGGGTTGTGGAGCCACTGTTGGAGGTATCGCGCAGCGATCCCTGTTGTAGATGTGAAGAAAGGGTGGCCGAAGCATTCTGCTTTTTGGTCGTATACGGAAAATGCGAGGAGTTTCATATTTTCCTTTCTGAGAGTCTTAGCTTTGCTTTCTGGATTGCTTCTCTCGCGGTTCTGTGGTCTCCGTATTTTGTCTCCTCTGTGAGGTTGTTCGTGCGTTGCCGTTGGATTTCATGTAGAAGGTTCTTATCTATTACTTCTAGTTGCTTGTCGTAGTATCGCGGTGGTCTGAATTTTTGTCCTTGTCTTGTTCGGACGGCGTCTTCGGGATATATGTCGCTTATGTATTTTTCTAGCCAAGTTTTCCCGATAGCGGGTCGTCGTGACATTGTGATGTATTCAGGTATTCTTCCCGCGATTTGTTGTGTTTCTTTTGTTGTGTAGCGTGCTATGTAGCCTGCGCTTTGGATTGTGACCGATCCTATTTCCGTGTTTCCATACGGCCAGAGTGTTTCGAGCTCGGGAGATCGGTAGATTTGATATTTGCCGCTGGCGCGCCAGCGCTTTTGGTCAGGAAAGTGACAGTTAAACAAAAGCGCGTGATGGTGCGGTCGGCCGAGCTGCCCGTATTCACCAGCTTGGAAGAATGAGATTTTGTCTCTTCGGTGTCGTAGTTTTTTCATGAAGTTGCGGAAGTCGGCCGGGCGGAGAGTTGCTACTCCATTGTGTCGTGGTAGGTTTTCGTCGTTGTAGGTCAACGTGACGAAACAGTTGTAGTCGTGCATTGAAGCCTCGTGCATGCAACGTATAGCCCATTGGAGGGCCTTGTCGAGTTTGCATCCGGTGCAAGTGCCGCAGGGTAGAGATAGCGGCATGTCAGTGTAGGCTTCGTGAATGGAGAAGGTGACGGCCCGTTTTCCCCGGGCCGTCTTCTCCGTTGAGCGCCATGCAGTGAGTGGAGCATTGCAACCCATTATAGTCTGATTCCACCGCGCATGGGATTTGAGTTAGTGTTTTTTTTGTGGACCCGCGCCGAATTTGAGAAGTTCCGGCGCGAGCGTGTGCGAGACATCTTTTTTCTGAACTTCATTATAGGATCTCCTTGTAGCCGGTTACAACGCCGTCGGGTCCGAGGATTGGATTGACTTTGGTTCCCTCAGGAATTTTTTCTCCTACTTTCCAAGTTCGAGGTTTACGCTTGAGGAATCTGTCTTTGCGAATGATACGATCTTGACCCTTACGTATCCTATCCATCGATTTTTTATTGCTGCCTTTCCAATACTCTTTTGCTTTGTCTAGTGAATCCTTGAGCGGCTTTGCCGCACTTCCTCTCTTCGGCATGTAGCTTTTTAATAAATCCATGAGTCGAGGTGCATCTGG